TGGCGCTTGGGCGGCTTGGCTGGCCGCCACGTAGTCGCCGCTCAAGCGGCGCAGCGCTTGCGCCTCCCACGCCGCCAGCTCAATGCCGCTATTGCTCTGCCACGCGGCCAGCTCGAGGTGCGATAGCGGCACCGGCCCCATGGCGCCGTAGCACGCCGGCCCAGCGTCGAACAGATACTGCGTCAGGTAGGCGGCAGGCCCCGCAGGCGGCAGCGGTAGCGGCAGCCCCTGTAAGTCCATGCGTTCCAGTCTGCTCATCTGCTTTTCTGCCTTGATTTTGGGGGCCGCTCGGCCTTTGGGCTCGGGGGCGTTTGGCACGGCCTGCAGCCATGCCAACTGCTTTACATACAGGCTTGCTTCATCGATCAAGCCTTGATAAAGTTTCCCCAGTTCTCGATGGCTTTTTCCACCTGCTTACTGATGAAGCCTATGGTCGGGTCAAGGTAGGCGGCCTCGAAGGCGGTGGCGTCGCCCTTGTACGCCCAGCCGTTGAAAGACACGGTGCAGGCGGCCAAAAAGGCGGCGGTTTCGCGCTGCTGTTCTTCGGCGCTCATCTTGACCTTGCCGCGTTTGACCATCGAGTCAATCACGCGCTGCTGCCGTGCGGCGCTTACGCGCTGGTAGGCTTTACTTCCGGGGCCGTAAACGGTCACGCTCAGGGGCTTGCCGTCGGCGTCGCGCAGCGGCTCTTCGTTGCCGTCGAGCAGCTCGAGTGTGAAGGTGTCTTTGGCGGCTATGTTGGTGATTTCAAACATTTTTTTTCCTTTTGCGGGGAGGTGAAAATGGCCCTTACCGCGCCGGGCCGCTACCCGCAAAAGCAGCGAACCCGGCGCAGCAGGTGCCCTTAAGATCAGGGGGCCAGAACCTCAACCACGCCCACGCCGCCGGCGCTGGTGGTGATTTCGAGCGTGGCTGCGGCGGTGGTGATTTGGTCAACCGAGCCAACACCCAAGCGGAAAGACATCACCGCAGCTTGGAAGTAGTACACGTCGCCGTTTTGGGTGGTCACGCGGCACGAGTGGGATGCGTCAGAAAGCAGGGCCGACTTCATGAGGATTTGCCCAGCGTCGTCGGTGTTGAGCGCGAGCTGGATGTTCAGCGCCCCCTCGTTGAACGAGCCCTTGAATTTCTGCGTCGAGCGGTTGCCCAGCGGCTGATGCGTGACCAGCGCGTATTCGCGGCCAAACTCACCCAAATCGGTGATCTCGCCCACAGTGGTGTAAATCATGCCCACGGCTGCATAGCCGGCGGCGTCGAAGGTGGCGGGCCGCGTTGCAGTGAGTGCAAACGTGGTGCCAGCGGATGTGCGTACAGTCATTTCGGTGCCTCTTTGACAGGTTAGGATCGGATCAATTTCAGGGTGCAAATGCCAGTGCCGTCGTGCTCGGCGTTGCCCACGCGGTAGGTGCCCGCACCGGGGCCGGTGGTCACGGCCAGCAGCATGCCCTCGGGCTTGGCCGGCACCACAGCCGACGGCAGCACAAAGGTTGGCGAGGTGCCAGCCCCCATGCCGTAGCCGTCAAGCGCAGCGTCGTCGAACCCGCTGCCCAAAACGCCGCGTACAGTCGCCGCCCCTAGGGTGGCTTGCGCCCCATAGTCGCGGAAAAACACGCTGAGGTCTTCGGCAAACATGGTGCAGGCGCCGGCTAGGGTTACTGTGTGATGGCGTCAACCATGCGGCTGAACGACTCGACGTGACGCACGGCCACATCAACGTCCTGCAACACGCGCACGCGCACGGTGCCGGCAGCGCCGCCGGTGTACGGATCGACCATCAGGTCAAGCCCGCCCCACATGCCGATCAGCAGGTCGGCAAAATTCCCGAACAAAATGGCCGAGAGGTTGGTGCCGGTGCCCTTGCTCAGGTTCGACGGCACGGCGTTGGTCACGCCCACGCGGTAGCCATTGACAGGGGTGCCGCCGTCCTCCCAAATGAAGCCGTTTTGGCCGGTCACTTTGGAGGTCGATTTCAGACGGCCACGCACGCGGGCATTGGTGAGGTAGCCCATACTGCCTACGTCGGCGTTGGCCACAGCCACAGCGGTCTCGAGGTCAACCACGTGCTGCCACGTGGGAGCGCCGCCGTTGGTGCCGCCCACGGCGGCATTGGATGTGACCAGCGTCAAGATGCCAGAGGGCTGGTTGCTCACACCGGTGCCGTTGATGGCGGCCTGCTGGATCGCCAAGCCCAGCACGGTGGCCAAATCGCGCTGCACCATGCTTTCCACGTCGAGCGAGGCTTGCAGGATCAGGCGGCGCGAAATGTCCGTGAAGGCACCCACGGTTTTGGGCGTCATGGGCACTTGGCCAATGGTCTGCTGGCTCTCGGTCGGGGCGGCATCTTCAGCCACCCAAAACGATGTGGCAGCGCCGGTCTGCTTGGGGATGGCGATGTTGCCCACCAAGCCTGTGAGGGTCTGCGCGCCCATGCCGTTGATCACCATGGCGTTGCGCAAAATGTCGATGAACGAACCCGTCAGCAGATCGGTGGCCACGATGTTGCCGCCAGCAGTGGGCGTGCCGGCCACCATGCTGCGCTTTTGCACATCAAACGGCACCAGCAGACCGCCGGGCTGGCGCTCGAGCTTGGCGGCGGCGGCATCCGAGCACTCGCGCTCGAAAGCGGCTGCGCGCTGGGCGGCGGCATCGCCGGGGTTGGCCAGCGCGTTGATGGCGCGCAGGAAGCTATACCGCCGCACCTCTTTTTTGTCCATGCCAATGTCGGCGGTGGGCACGGGAGCAGATGCCAGCTTGTCCAACGCCTCGCGCTGGAATTGCTCGACCGTGAGTCCGCGCTGGATCGCGCTCATGGCCAGATCGGCGCCACCGGGGAACGAAGCGGCGATTTTGCTGATTTCGGCAGCGTGGTTGCGCTGCTCTGCGACTTCGATAGTCATGGCTTTTTCCTTGATGGGGGCTTGGGTTTGGGTTTGGGTTTCGGCTTGCGCAGCCGGGGTGGCGTCTGGCGCGTCTGGGTCAACGTCGTGCTGGTCGTTTTCCAAGCTGCGGCCTACGCCTACGGTGGCATCGGCTGGCACAGAGACCAGCGACACCTCGAACGGCTCCCAATCGGTGATGCGATAGGTTTCCAGCCCATCATCCACCTCGATCAGTTGCGCCTTGTGCACCATGTAGCCGACGCTTACATTGCGGCGGATGCCGTCGCGCACGTCTTGCCACACTTCTTCTGCCCTTGCGCTTTTGCCAAAGCGCACCACGGCCCGACCTACCCGGTCGGCCCCGATCTCGACAGACTCGATGACGCCCACGACGTCTTTATGGTCGTGATCCATCAAAAGGTTGGCACCAGAGCGCAGCCGGCTCTGGCGCATAGACGTGGCAGTCACGTCCAAAATCTCGATTCCCCACCAGCGCTCATAGGGCAGCTCTGACGCAAAGGCCAGCACGGCGGTGCGGGCCTCGTCGTTGATGGCCTGGCGCTCTACCAAAAGCGCGCGCTCGGCGCGGCCCTTGCTCAGGTGGCGCTCGAGGCCGTGCAGCGGTGTGGATTGCTTGCTCATGCGAGCATTTGACCGCCGACCATGTTTCGCAAACAAGGCAAATTGCGAAAAAGTCGGGGGGCAAAAAACCCCGCCGCAGCGGGGCTTGGTTTGTAAGCCGATGGCCTATTTGCCAGCCGGCGCTACCAGCGCAGCGCTGGTAGTGGGCGCGGCCTGCGCACCCGGCAATCCATCGTAGGCCGTGAGGTGCACCCCGTACTCGGCGGCCAAGTCCTGCGCGGCCTTGATGCTCTTGAGCGTGTCCTCGAAGTCGTAGCCCATGGCGGCGCTTAGGTCTTGCGGGCTCATCAGGCCGGCCTTGACCTTGAGGATGTTGGCCTCGGTGTCGGCTTTGGGGTCCACCCAGTCCCAGCGCCGGGGCTGCCACTCGTGGCGGGCAAACTTTTCGCGCTTGGCGGCGGGCAAGGCGCTGCCGTTGGGCATGGTGATGGTGCCCATGAGCAAGCCCCACTCCAGCCAGCGCCGGAAAACCGGCTCCAGCAGCACCTGCACAAACCACTCTTGATCGGCCATCCAGCGGTCGCGCTCTTCGAGCGTGCCGCTGCGGATGCTGGAGAACGACACGCCTTCGAGGTCGTTGGCCAGCGAGTGGTAGGCCACGCCCCAGCCGCTCGAGATGCGCTGCAGCGTGGTCTTGACAAACGGGCCAAACGAGGCCTCGGGGTACTTGCTGTCGTAGGCTTGGAAGCTCACGCCCTGCGGTAGCGTGTCGAAGGTGCCGGGCTGGCTCACGGTCACCGCCTCGCCGTCGGCGCTCAGGCCGCCAATGGGCGCTTGCCCGTCGGGCGTCGTGAAAAACCCGTAGTGGTTGGCGCCGTGCTCGGCGGCCAGCAGCGCCGCGAGCTTGAAATTGCCCAAGTGGTGCAGGCTCAGCATACCCGGCGCCATCCAAGGGATGCCGCGCAGCTGCTCGGGGCGCTCGACCTTGTAGGCGTGGATCACGTCCTCCATGGGCAGGCGCACGCGCTGGCGGCTGCTGTTGATGCCGTCGTTTGGGTGCGCTGCGAACAGGTGCAGCGCCACCGGGCGCCGGTGGTCGTTGACCTCTACGCCCATGATCACGGCGTTGTTGCCGTGGCGCCCGTTGAACGTGGTGTCGATCCGATCCACGTCGATTGCCTGCAGCGCAAACTGCCACTTGTTGCCGGCCTGGGGGCCGCGCACCACGGCCACCAAAAATTCGCCGTCCGACGGCAGCCCGCCCACCAGCGTGGCGCAGAGGTCGCGGAAGTGCTGCCGGCCCTGCGCGTCGGCCTCGCGCTGCCAAGCCTGCCAAGCCGACTCAATCGCGGCGCAAGCCAAGCGGTCGGGCACACCGGGGCGGTCTTCCACGCGGCTCTGCAGGCGCACGCCAGACGGGCCGACGATGTTGTCCTGCACCATCGTCCTGAATTTTCTGGCGTAGTCGTTGTTGTTGACCAGATCGCGGCCCCGCCGGCGCAGCAGATCGAGGTCGCCGCGCAGCTCCTCGTTGAGGCTCTGCTGGGTCGATAGCCAGTCGGCGGTAAGCCGGTCGATGCGCGCGGCTTGAAAGCGGCGCACCTGCACCGGCTTCTGTGGGCCGCGCAGCGCCTGCCAAGCCCGAGAAAAAAAGTTCATGCGCCAAACCTCACTTGGATGCGGCCACGGCCCGGCAGGCCTGCGCCGGTGGCGGCCTCTTCGCGGGCTACCTCGACCTTGAGCCGGTCGCGGTGGCTCCAGAGCTCGGGCAAGGGGAAGCGGTCAAGGCTGCGCCCCGCGATGCTGTACTTGGCCGCGGCGAGGTTGCCGGGGTCGGCCAGATAGGCCTCGACCGCCTCGAGCGCGCGGCGGGTGGCGGTGCGGGTGTCGAGCGTGGCGGCCCCAAAGCTGGGCCGGATGGTCATGCGCCCCTCGGCAACAGTAAACACCTGCCCAGCAAGCGCCACCTGAGCGCGCCAAGCGTAGTCACCAGCCGCCCACAGGGTGGTTGCGCTGGCCGCCACATCAATCAGGTGGTCGGCACCCTGCGCCGTGGCGGCGATGGTGATGCGGCCTGCGGCGTTGAGCAGCGTGTACGTCAGCTGCCAGCCGCTGCTGGCCGGGTATTGCGCCAGCGTGCGGCGCCAGCGCACGGTGTCCCCGGCGTTGACGCTTGCGGGCTCTGCAGTTGGAATTTCGGCCATGATGCTGCGACTCTAGGCGCGCGCGCGTTTCGCAAACAAGGCAAATTGCGAAAAACTAGGGGTGGCGGGCG